TAACATTATTGCAACAATATGGAGTTGTTAATATTCTTACTATTATTCTAGTAGTAGGAATAATGACAAGAATTAGAAAAATATTTCTTGATAAATTATTAAAAGATTATATTAAAGATAATTGGTTAAAATGGCTAATTAGAATCTGGATAGCTTTTATTTTGTCATTTGGGTTGTCTATTTTAGGATTTTTAAATGAATTTAATCTAGCAGAATGTATAAAACAAGGCGTGATAAGTTGGATATGTGCTTGGATATTTCATGATGCTGTTAAAAATTTATTTTTTAGAAATAAAGTAAGGGATAATAATGAAAGATAAAATAAATACAGGTTATGATCCCGGCGATGCACCTCAAATGTTTGTTAATGCTAATACTCAAAATAGCGGCGAAAGAGATTTTTTAATTCATAAAACAAGTTATGATAATGTTGTTGATTATTATTATATTATGGATAACGATGCCGGTTCATTTGGGATGGCTTATTTATACAGGGATGATTTAGAGTCTATATATTTAGAGGCCATTAGTGTCTCTTCTAATTTGAGAAAAAAAGGTAGAGGCACACAAATTCTTCTTTATTTAGAAAATTTAGGAAGAACTTTAAATTGTAATTATGTTTATTTATGGGTTTTAAAAGATAGTTTCATGGAACGTTGGTATAAAAAAAGCGGTTATGAATATTATAACGAAAAAGATGAAAAGAATATATGGCTAAGAAAAAAAATAAGGAATAGAGATGAAAGATAAAATAAAATCTATATTGATTAAAATTAGTGTAATAGTAAATATTATATTTGGGATAGTAATATCTATTCTGGCATTTCTTGTATTATCGGATAACAATTTTAATAAAAAAATAGAAAACCTTGAAAAAAGGAGGAAAAAAAATGAAGAAGCTATTGATAATATTGATTATGACAATATCAATAATGATGGCACACTCAAATGAGATAGAGCATGATGATATATTGAATAATTATATTTTATCATTTCAAATGCAAAAAATAACTCATGACGGTGTCGAAGGCTTTTTTATCCCGTTCACGGGGTACAAGCAATTATTATTTTTGCTTAACGATTATGTATTTTTGCAAAAAAAATATGATATCACAATGAAACATTTAAAAAATTATAATGCAATTAAATTCGGACTTGGAACGATGTCCGCAGTTAGTATAACTGAATTTATATTATTATTTGTAGTTGGATTTTTTTGTTACAGTATGGGGGTTGTGTATGGCAATAAGTAACGGAGATTATTATCAATATAAGAGATGGGATCAATTTCATTTCTATGAATTAAGTATCGCATTGAATAGTATTTCAGGAATCAATACTGAATTATATTTTTCAGTTTTGTGGAAATTAGCTGAATTGAGATTACATCTTAGTACCGCTCTTATTTCAGATTGTACATTAGTTGCCACAATTAGTTCGATTCAGGACAGCAGTTTAAACCAAAGATTACTTAGCCAGCAAATTAGTGCTGCGCAAGATGTTATCGTTCAATATACGAATCCATTATTATTTTATAGTGGAGATGTTCTAAAAATTACAACAAGCACAATAAGTGTTACTAATATTGTTGGAATTGAAGCGATTGGTTGGGCAGTAAGAGGATAGAAAATGAAATTTTTAGGATTGTTTAATAAAAATAAAAAAGAACCAAAAAAAAATCATCAAACTAAGGTGAGCAAAACCCTTGTAATCGATTCAAAATATGGTACAGCGCACTGGCCTGACCGTGATTATATAAATTTTGCAACAGAGAGTTACATGAAGAATGTTATCTCTTTTAGATGTATTTTTTATATAGCTTCGAGTTTGGCAAGTGTTGATTGGGGCCTTTATAAGAAATCTGATACTGAACGAATACAAATTACCGATCATCCAATTGTGAATATCCTAAAAAGAGCAAATCCGGATACAAGCTTTACCTTTTTAATGCAAAGATTGATTAGTTTTTTTCTGATAACCGGCAATGCCTATATTGAACGTGTTACAGTTGCTAATGGCGAGATTCGAGAATTATATGCGCTAAGACCTGATAAGATTACGATTAAAACAAATAAAGATACCGGTGTTATCGCTGAATATGTGTATGATCAAAAATTAAATTTTCCTGTCGATCCAATAACCAAAAAATCAGATATCTTGCAAATAAAATCATTTCATCCGTTAGATGATTTTTATGGGTTGAGTATTACAGAACCGATCGCTCGTGAGATTGATAGTAGTAATGAAGCGACAGAATGGCAAAAGAAAGTGTTTGAAAATGAAGGCAGACCCGGTATGGCTGTATTTGTGCATGGATTTCTAACAGATGCACAATGGGATAGACTCGAGAAGCAATTGAATGATAAATATCGAGGCAGTAAAAATGCAGGTAAAACTATTGTAATTGAGGGAGAATCAACCGGCGACATGAAGCCATATAGTTGGACTCCGAAGGAAATGGACTGGATTGAATCAAATAGAGAGTTAAGTAGAAAAATATGTAATGGGTACGGCGTGCCTCCAATGTTATTAGGAATTCCTGGAGATAACACGTATTCTAATATGAAAGAAGCCCGTGCAGGGTTTTGGGAAGAAACGATAATATATTATTTAAATTTATTTAAAGGTGAAATAAACAATTGGATTTTTGAAACCGATGAGATATTCATTGATTATGATTTGAGTAAAATACCTGCGCTAGAATACAAAAAAGAATTGATGTGGAAAAGAGTTGAAAATGCAGATTTTCTGACAATTGATGAAAAAAGGGAAATGGTTGGAAAAGAGAAATTACCTAACGGTATGGGAAATGTAATATTAGTTAATATGGGATCAACTACATTAGATCAATTACTAGCTAATAACGAAGAATTAGACTCAATGCTTGATGGTGAAGAGCAACAAGATGAGGAAGATAAAGAAATACAAAAATTAGTTGATGAGGGTTATTCTGATGATATGGCAAGAATAATTGTTGGTGAGAGATATGAATGAATTCTATTGTAATAAGAAAGGATGTGAGATTATCGAAATGACATATCCTGAAAGTAAACCGTTTGCGAATGAATATAGTTGCAGGCTTCGTGATCCGTCTAAGTATGATAGATTTCGACGTGAGAATAATGCGGGTAAGCATAATGGGAAAAGATTAGATTTTATTTGGGGGATTAAGGGAAATAAGGTTGAGATACAGGCTATAAGGATGCCGAAAAAAGATTGGTCAAAAGATGCAGCTAAAAAATATTGTAATACAAAGGAGCATATACTTTTTGAATGATAAATATAACTAGAAATAAAAAATTGTTTGTTCAGCAAATGCTAATAGCAATGAAATATTACGAGCTGAAAATGTATAGAAAGATAAGAGCTGAATTGAACAAAATATTTAGAGAGGTTTCAATAATGATTGAACATGGTGATCCACTAAATATCGTACCTGTTATTGTTAATAAGCATTCTCAAAAAATGCTTGATATTTTCAAAATTGAATATAAAAGAATAGGTACATACAATTTTGAAAATGTTAATAGGCGATTGCAGGAAATAAAGCCTAAAAAGATTAGTGATTATTATAAAAAAGACAGTGAACATAATTTTTGGTATTATTACAATCTTTGGGTGAATGGACAGGCATTGTCAAAGAGCAGGATAATTGATGGCAGTACTAAAAAAATATTAAGGAGTATAATTGATAAAGGAATAAGAGACGCAAAGAGTTATAATGAAATTGCGAAAGATATTGTTAAAAAAACAGAACTTAATAAAAATAGAGCTATGATGATAGCTACAACTGAGGTGCATACGGCTTTCAACAAGAGTACTTTTGAGAGTATTGAAAGCAATAACGTAAAGATGGAATCTAAGGAATGGATAAATGTAGGGGATGAACGTGTAAGACGATCGCCTTTCAATCATGTTGCTGCTAATGGCGAGACAGTACCTATGCATGAAAAATTTACTCAAACAGGTGGCGCTCTTATGTATCCCGGCGATATTAGTAGTGAAGGATCTGCCGCAGCAAATATTATTAGATGTCGATGTCAGGTATTATATAATACCGAAATAACTGAGATTGAATAGATTGAGGAGGAAAAATGGAAAAAAAATATTTTGATTGTGCTTTTATAAAAGAGGATATTTCAGAAAAAGGAATTTTTCAGGGATACGGCAGCACTTTTGGTGGTGATCCCGATAGTTATGGTGATATAGTAGTCAGCGGAGCATTCAAAGAGACATTAAAAAAAGGTGGCCGTAATGGTAATGGCGTCTGCATGTTATGGCAGCATAGAAGCGACAAGCCCATTGGAGTATATGAAGAAATCGAGGAAAATAGAAAAGGGTTGAAAGTCGTTGGACAATTAGCGTTAGAAGTTCAGCAAGGTAAAGAGGCTTATATTTTGATGAAAATGGGCGCATTAAACGGGTTAAGCATAGGATGGGATTTTTTAAGAGACGAAAATAATAATATATATGAAGATAGCTATGAGATTGTTAAAACAGAAGAAAAAAGTAAAAGATATTTAAAAAGATTGGAATTATGGGAAATTAGTCCAGCTACTTTTCCGGCAAATAGGCGAGCTACAATAGTATCCGTGAAGGATGCGATTAAGAATGCTAAGAATATTCGAGATTTTGAGAATGCTCTTCGAGATGAAGGGAATTTGAGTCATAATGCTGCGAAATATATAGCAAGTATATGTAAGCCTACATTGGAGAAGAATTGGAATAAATATACTTATGAGATGTTACATCTTGTGAGAGATATAAGGAAAAAAATAGGAGGATAAAAAAATGAGTGATACTATTGAGAATGTAATGCCTGAAAGTCAGGTTGCAGAAGAGGCAATAAAAGAGCTAAAACAATTTGGCAATGACATTACTGGCATTAAGAATCAAATTGATGAAATGAAAAAAAACTATAAAAATCTTACTGATAGTTTTGAAGTTGAAAAACAAGATAAAACAAAAATTGAAAAGCTAAAAACAGTTGTTACAGCATTACAAGAAGAGATAGAGAAGAATTTCAAGGAAAATCAAGAAAAAAATATAAAAAGAATTGAAAACATTGAATTGGCAATGAAAAGACCGGGAGGAATTGTAACAGAAGCTAATGAGAAAGAATTCAAGGAAGCATTAGAACATCATATTAGCTGCAAGGCAGTCAAGGGCGATGGAGGAATCAATTACAAAGAAATTAAAGATTTTAAACCAAACATAGAAGAATTTAAATCTTATAAAAAAGCTTATGAAAACTTCTTGAGAATGGATGAAAAACTGGTAACTCCGGAAGAATACAAAACATTATCTGTTGGTGTTGATCCACATGGGGGATATACAGTAACACCATTCATGGCAACTCAAATATTAACTAGAATGTATGAGAGTGATCCTATACGTCAACTAGCTCAGACAATGTCTATTAGTACTGACGCTGTCGAATGGCTTGTTGATAGAGACCAAGCGACTGTGGGCTGGGAAGGTGAAACTGAAACCGGTGCGCAGACGGGTACACCTGATTTCGGAAGAAAAAGAATCCCTGTTAACACTATGTATGCTAAACCTCATGCAACACAGCAATTACTCGAAGATTCAGCGATTAATATTGAAAGTTGGCTTGCAAACAAGGTTGCTGAACGAATGGGCAGATTTGAAGGTGCTGCGTTTGTTTCAGGTGATGGGATTAATAAACCTCGTGGGTTTTTGACTTATGATAATGGTACCAGCTGGGGACAAATTGAACAAATAGCATCAGGTGCAGCTGCTGCATTAACTGCTGATGGATTTGTCAATCTAAAATATTCATTGAGAGAAGAATTCTTGAATTCAGGTACATGGATAATGAACAGATTAACATTAAGAGATGCAATGCTCCTTAAGAACGGTATGGGCGATTATATATGGAAACCAAGTATGATTGCTAGCGATCCATCAAGTTTGATACTAGGGTTACCTGTAAGGATGAGTACATCGATGCCTACTGTTGCAGCTTCTGCATTAGCAGTAGCTTTAGCAGATTTCAAACGAGCTTATATGATAGTCGATAGGTTAGGTATTACTATCCAGAGAGACCCATATACAGTCAAACCATTCGTAGAATTCTATACAAGAAAAAGAGTTGGTGGTGATGTAATTGATTATGACGCTATCAAATTAATGACTATAAGTGCATAAGGAGGTAAAAAATGGGAAACAGAGAAAATTATTCAAATTTTGCGTATTATCATGCATGGGCGCCAGATGTAACAACTGATGCAGCTGGCAGTGCCGGCGGTCAAACTATTGATATGCGTGGATACGATACAGTAACATTAGCAATAATGATAAAATCTTACGCATCGCTAGGTAATGGTGCTGGTGATTATGTAGTATTTCAGTTGATGCATGGA